CCTGGCCCCCAATCAGAGGGAGGACGACCAGCCGGGTGCAACAATGGAGGGAGAGTAGCCAGAGAAGCACGATCAATACGAGAATCACGCTCGGTCTTGATTTGCATTTGCGCTCCACGGAGGATGTCCGAGAAGGTCTGGGTTTCGTACATGCGCTTCTGGTCGTTCGATAGGCGCGTAACCACAAAGGGGTAGTCGTCATAACCGTTGAGGAGTTCGTGTTTGGCGAAGCCTTCGGTGGTTGGATGGAAGACCGTGCAATAGATACCCTCGCTGCCATCCTCCTCGTCAATCAAACGCTGGTAGCCATGCACCACCATAACAAGGTCATTATCGTCCGTGATAGGCAAGCGGTCGATTGTCTTGAGCTTCTCGCCGTCAAGATACATGGAATCTTTACCACGAAGTCGTTCAATAGCGTTCTCAACCCAACCAGCATCCCAGCCTTCGGAGGTTACTTTTTTCTCAAGCTCCTGAGATGTTAGGAACGTGCGCCAGAACACATACGGAGCGCGTTGAGGATCAGTCACATACGATGGGAAAAGAACCTCGCCATCGGGGGCGCATGAGTAAACTACTGGGCAATCTACCGATGTACGAGGGACAGAGACTTCAGCCAGACCCTTCTTACGAAGATCCATAATGGCTTTTTTTGCACGCTTTGACGACAGGTCGGGGAATGCTGTCTGAAGCATACCGAATACCATCTCGTCATCCGCACCACTAACAATAAGTTCCGCTAGATCGGGGGAGACTTGTGCGATTTCCTCGATGGAGACCTGTTGCAAATATGTCCTTTTTTCACGCTTCCATCCGACATATGACACCATCAACCCCTTCTCTAGCAGATAATTAGCACCCAATTCCATCTGCTGACGGAAGTTTGGGATATAAGACGAGCGCATCCATTTGAGGAACCCAGACACCATTGAAGCCCGTGGCATAGATGCCATTGATGTCGGGAACGCCTTAATGTGGGAACGCTGCAATGCTTGGTCTAGGATGGCCACAAATGCGTCGATACGCTCCCCGATGACATTGACCTCAATATCACTAGCTCCCTGCCAAGGAAAGGCATTTGCGGCTTGTTTACGGAGGTCGTCAGATTTCCCTTCCCAAAGGTTACGGCGGTCATCGTATGAGCGCAAGCAGGCCTCAAAGTATTCCTCTAAATCAATAAGGCACTTGTCATAGGCATCAGCCAACGCCATGACATTAGGGCCGTCCTCGGCGTAGATCATCGACTCTTCCTGCTCTTCTGTTGGTGCGCTCATGATGGCATGTATTCGTAGAACTGCTCGCCTACCTCGGGGCGTATCATAACAACTTTTATAGGTTTGCCAACTAGTTTGTGCGACACCCGAGGTGGAGCCTTAACTGGGACTGCTTCACCATCCATGCGAACCATTACCCAACTAGGGTTTGGGCATTTGCGGATTACTAGATAATCGCCCTCATAGGTGGTGTCATCTTGAGGTTCCACGGGGGAATCAAGGGTTTCTGGCTTAGCTTTTGGCGGGCGACCGCGCTTTGCTGCTTTCTTAGTTGGTGCTGTTTTCATGGTTTAGTTTAGATTTCATGTATCGAATGGCGTGTTCAAGGGTTTCAATTTCCTCGGTAAGCCTAGGGGTTTTCCCATATTCTTCCATTTTTACCCTCTTGAGATACGCTTCCTTTAGGCAGTCGATGATAAGCTCCTCGGCAACTATCGGTTTGTTTGCGGTTTTCATACAAGTGTTTTAGCTGAGTTGATTCGTGCTTGTGCTATCTCCATGTAGCTTTCTTCACGCTCGATTCCGATAAAGTTAAATCCCTCTATCACCGCAGCCTTTCCGGTGGAGCCGCTTCCCATAAACGGATCAAGCACGATACCCTTAGGAGGGGTGACGAGCCTACACAGATAGCGCATCAGTGCGGTTGGCTTGACCGTGGGGTGGTTATTCTTCGACGGGTTGAATGGACGGTTGGCCCGCTCGGGGATAGCAGCACCATCGGCAGCCCATTCCTTGTCGGGTAAATCTTTGCATCCTTCGTTGCGGTCTGTGCTGTTTGTCTTGGCGCAATAAAAGAAGCGGGCGGCTTCACCCAGCAAACTAGCGGTTTCGTCGCTCCCGTTGTGGATGAGGTTCGCGGGCCAGCGGCCAGACACAGGTCGAGCATCACCATCGACTACATATTGCTTTTGCGGTGTGCCGTTTCCAGAGTGAGCAAAGACACGATTAGCCCCACCACCCCATCCTGTAACTTCATTTCCCACCCTGCACCCATCCACATTTATCGCCCCCGTGCCGTGCTCCAGCACGTTAGCCGCTACCGTCTTTTCACCGAGAGGCTTGCGAGCTACGGTGATAGGCTCCAGGGCGGGCTTTAGCGCGGTGCCCCAGCCGGCCCATTGCTGGGCTTCGGGGGTGGCCGGGGCGGTGATGTCAATGACGTGCCGCTCTCCACGGTTGGCGGCGTGCATGTTGCCGCCGCGAATGTCGTCAGCGACTCGACTCCCCACGACCTCCCGCTCAACCCCCGCTGCCTTGTCAATCGCCTTGCTCACATCCAGCGACTTCGGGAATCCCGACCCGTAGACCCAGGCGATCATGTCCCGGATCTCAAAGCCTGCATCCTCAATCCTCACCGCCATCCGGTGTTGCGTGCGCGTCCCGGCGAAGGCCAGCAGATGCCCACCCGGCTTTAATACCCGCAGGCACTCCGCCCACACCTCCACACTCGGCACGTCATAATCCCACTTCTTCCCCATGAAACTCAACCCATACGGCGGATCGGTCACAATCGAATCGACTGAGTTGTCAAGAAGTTCTTTTAGTTTTTCTAAACAATCTCCGTGTATTAGTTTTGTTTCGCTCATAGTTTAGTAGCCTCCTGCTCCTTGTCTTGTAGCAAGATTTCGGGTTTCGTCAACATGATCTATTCCTGCAATGGCGGCGTAACGTAACACATCGACTGGATCTTTCCATGCTTCCTTTAGTCCCCCATCACCCGTGTATTCACTTAGGGCTTGGATGATGTTCTCGCAGTCGGAACTGACATAAAAATGCGGTCGGTTGACCGAATCCGCAGGTCTAGTGGTGTCCCATGACATCTTGCCAATAAGTGCCTGTAGTCCATCGTCAATGTCTAACCCTGGAGCTGGAATACAAACCATACCAGCATCGTTCAAATCCTCGATGATAGAGGACGCCCCATCCGCAGACTGGTATTTTGCAGCCCCAAGCCGAGGGTCAATCAGTCTCTCAAAGATCTTCTCCTCGCCTTCAAGCTCTGCAATCAAGTCCATGTAGTCACGGATACCAAAGCCCTGTCCTTTAGCTCCCGTCCCCGGCATCCACTTGCCACCCTTCCACTCAGCCCAGTCGCCTACATCGACACCCGGCCACTCACGATATACCCAAAATGTACCAGACGCATCCACAGCAATCCAAGCCATAAACCAATTCTTTGCACCCGCTGGGTCAATAATCTGATAGCGAGTAACATTCGTAGTTGGGATCTCTGATGGCTGGACAACATTGACTTCTTTATTGAACTTGGGAAACTTGGTGGCGTGGGACTTAACTGGAACCCCGTACGCGCGAATTAGGATCTCCTCCCGAGGCCTTCCAACTAGGGTCTCCTTGATTCGCTCGTAGCCACCGAAAGGGTTGTCCTTGGAATGAAAGTAGTGGACGCTGGCGTTGCGTTTCTTACTCCGCTGGACATAGGGGACAAGCTCACCGCCTAGAAGCTCGGCTTCTCGGCTTTCTATGCTGGTAGCTCCGTCCAAGTATTCTTTAATCACTTCAGTCCATCCATCGATAGGAGTGAAGGTGACGAGCATTTTAGAATTTCTCGTAGCTAATCGGAACCTTAGCGTATTAAGTAATTCGGGGCCGCCTAGATGCTCGTCCAACCAAACTCCTATATTATGCCAGACAGGTGTCCTTGAACCTAATTCAGCACCCTCAAGGATTGTGTCATTATTCGCGTAAGCGGCGTATGTTTTAAAGATGATCTGACTGCCATTCGGTAAGATAAGCGAGTTATCCGTGAATCCAGTTTTCTTTTTGTATGAGATGTAAGTTGATGAGGAGGTGTGTTTTTGTTTTAATTCCTTTGGAAGCCAGTGCCAAATTAACGATTGTTGTTGGCGGATTGAAACCTCCGCTGTTTGAGAGAAACAAAATATCTCAGACCCAGCGTTCTCAACTGCAGCACGAACCACACAATAACTAGCAAAGAAACTTTTGCCCGACCTGTTTCCACCACTTACCAAAATTTCATTGTGATTCCCTAATTCTTTCTCTGCAAGCTCCCAGTGTGGAAGCCTAAATGCGTAGTTATAAGGATCTTCTTCCGAGTTTTTGATTGCCTCATGGTAAATGTAATGAAGGTTAACCAAGTCGCTTGGTTCCATTACAGCTATCTCCTCATCAGTAGGAGGCTTCAATATAGGATGTTTACGCCATTCTAACATTTAGCAAACTCCCCTCTATGCTCTTTTGCTTTATTGAGGTACGCCTCAGAGGCTTCTTCTTTGGTTTTAAATCTTCCGATATTTACTGGCTTTCTGTTGAGCGTCATTTGCGCTCTCCACATGCCAGTGCATTTACAAAACGAAACCCCCTTAACTCCAGAGGTATTGTTTTTGTTCTTGCCTCTATTGAACATGTTTTCAGATCTACTTGCATGGCGTAGATTGGAAATCCTATTATCCGACTTATTTTCGTTAATGTGGTCTATATCCAATTCCGGCCACTCGCCATAAGACATCGCCCACGCAATTCTGTGGGCAAAGAATTGTAGGCCATTGATCCAGATTGACCTGTACCCACGGCAATTCACATTTCCTGCTACATCGCCGGCTTTGCCACCTCTTTGCATGTCAACCCTCCATGTGAATACGCCCGTTTGTGGGTCGTAATTCAAATAATCAAATAATTGTTTGACACCAAGAGCGTCCTCTGGTTTTACTTTTTCAGCACTTTGCATAGTCATGTATGTATTGTGTTAGAGTGCCTCTAGACCGCATATCTAGTTGGCACTCGTTTTTTATCATTTGCAATGGTTGTGTCAAGTGGGCATTTACTTGGTTTTGTATGCGTCTGTCTCCATAAGAATGTCAACAATCCTGTAAACGCTCCCGCATTCCTCACATCCAAATGTATCCTCCTCCGCTGGGAATGACCCTCTATTCCCGTCAACAAAATGAAGCTCTCGACGCTTCTTGCAATGTTTGCATACGCCAATGAAGGGCTTGACGAACTTCTCCAGCACCACGTTCCAAATCTTAGCATCAAACTTCTCCGCTAGATACGAGGCGTAGCAAAGCGTATGGCACTTGTGTTGAACGCCGTCATGCTCGATCATGTAGTGGCGAACGAGGTTGCCTCCATCCTTAGCGTAATCAGCGTATCTGGATTCTGGTTCTGGTATCATTCTACGATTTCTGCTTCTACCGCTTGCGTTTTGACTTTATTGGCAATCCTAGACTTGGCTTCCGCAATCATCTTGGCGGCATCATCAATAGACGGC